CAGGGCTTCGTTGCAACTACAAAAGACGAAGCTTTTAAAGTGCTTGGTAACATCTGCTGGTTCAATTGCTCGTTTTGTAATCAGGCTGCACGTCTAACATATGACTCGCAGGATGAAGAAGATTGCATTCGTTGTGCCAACGAAATTATGCAATTACAAACAACTGCCCAACGTGTGTATGAGACGCAGCCACGTTCCATGAAACAAATGAACTACGCTCAGCGGGTTTATGAATCGCAACCCGCTGTTCCACGACAGAGACAGTTCGCACAGAAAGTGTATGAGAACAATCCTAGAATGCCCCGGAATCAGCGTTTGGCACAGAGCTTAGTTGAGTGTAAGACTGAAATGCACATCGGCGCTCGCAAATATGCGCAGCGCGATCGTGTTCAGATTGAACAAACAACTCAGGTTTTGCTGAATAATTCAGTCTGGATCCAAGCGGTAGATAAGAATGGCATGTGTAGTAGGAGCAATGGCGTCTTTTTAGTAGGACGTACAATGCTAACAACTGCACATACTATTCTGAATCCTCCGCATAAAGATCCAGTGGAATATATTGTGATCCGCAATCCATATTCCACAGAGGCTGCAATTAAGATTCCATACAAGGATTGTAAGATATCGCAAGTGTTCCAAATGGATAACTCTCCAGTGGATCTTTGCCTGATATCGTTTCCACCTGTAGTCCCAAACAGACCAAAGATTTTGTCAAAGTTTCTTGGGTCAGAAGACATAGATCTACTGACTGAAGGTGATTTGACTTTCTCTGGTTTCTTTGAGATAAAAGGTAAGACGATTGTTCAGGAGAAATATCCATCTTCGTTTTCCGTTTCATCAAAGGCGACTCATTACTTCTTGCATCAACCAGGAACGTGCCCCAAAGACCAATACCAGTGCAAGTGCCCCATCAAAATTGGCAATCACATTGAGTATGATCTGGAAACTGCGAGTGGAATGTGTGGAGCTTTGCTTTCCATTTCCAATCGTATGATCCATACCAAACTCATTGGGTTCCATGTTGCTGGAGGCGCTGGCGTACTCGCATTGGGTGCTTTGACAACTCGACAGTTTCTTGAAGCTGCACTGTCTGCTCATGTCGAGCGTTTTGGCATTCCGAAATCATATTTGATTGACGGACGACTGCCATACTCTCAGTCATGGGTGGATCCTACGTGTAAAGTGTCTCTTCTGGATGCTGGAGATTGTCTGAATGTAGGGCTGGCACCTGCCCCTGCAGCACCCTCCTTGACTCAACTCGCCCCGTCCTTGGTTTTCGATAAGATCCAAAAGCATGTCACAAAGCCAGCTTTTCTCAAACCTGTTGTGGTTGAGGGAGAAGGCTTAGTTGACCCTATGCTTAAGGGTATTAAGAAAATCATGGGTGGACAGACCTATGTTGATGAAGACTTGCTCGATGCTGCTGCAAATGATGTCTTTCAAGGCCTGGGGAAACCCACATTAAGAAGGGCATAGTGCATAGTTACGAGGAAGCAATCATCGGCATAGAAGGCGATCCTTATAAACGACCAATAAATCGCACGACTTCCCCTGGATATCCATATAATCTTACCAACAAGTCAAAAGGAAAAACCGCTTGGCTCGGCGATGGAGAAGACTATATAGTTGACCATCCGGAGTTGAAGAAAGATGTTTTGAAGTTGTTGGAGGATTCACGACAAGGTATTCGTGGGAGTGCGATCTCGATTGCGACGCTTAAGGATGAAAAGCGACCAATTGCTAAGGTCGATGCTGGGAAGACACGTGTCTTCGAAGCATGTCCTCAGCACTTGGTCATTGCCATCCGTCAATACTTTCTGGACTTCGCCGCTCACGTGATGAGAAGGAGAATTGATAACGGCATAGCCGTAGGAATCAATCCATATTCTCTTGAGTGGACGAAACTGGCCCATCACTTGCAATCTAAAGGAAATTATATGATTGCAGGTGACTTTTCTAACTTCGATGGATCTCTTCTGATGCAAGTCCTTGTTAAAATTCTGGAGAAGATAAACGAATGGTATGGCGATGACGACGAGTCACAGTTGATTCGTGCTGCATTGTGGGAACACATTTGCAATGCCGACATCATTGTGCGAGGCGAGGTGATTCGTAAGACTCACTCGCAGCCGTCTGGAAATCCATTGACTGTG